AACAATTTTAGTTTTATTTGGAGAGGTAAATATATGAAAGGAAGTCGTATTGATTGGTACAAAGCATCAACTTGGATTATTATGATTGCAAGTTGTTTAGGATTCTATGTATTTTTATATTACATGGGATGGTTACAAGAGTTTATGGGGTTTATTTTTATGTGTGGAATGGGATACTTTGCTTATATGAGCAGTGTAATAGTATCTGAGCAAAAAAGAGCTGGGAGAGAAGATGACTAGATTTGAAAAAAGATATACATATGACTATTTACATACCTTTATGAAAAATGGTTTAAGATCAGATGTATTTAAAAGATCAGATGGAGTGTACGGAATCGAAATGTACAAAGATGGAACTTTGTTAAAAAGAGAACCGTATGAAGGTAAAAGCGAAGCATGGGCAGAGAGCGCAGCTGAGAATTATGTTGATGGAATTAAAGTTTTATAATATGGAGGGACCGGTGATTATCAACTCCTTTTCATCAACCACTGGTCCCCGTATTTTTAAGGAGTATTATGGCTAGAAAAAGAGGAGCTACGTTAGAAGATAAATATTTAGGACAGGAACCACTGTATGACGAAAAAAGTGAGTTTACTAATGCTGAATATTCAAGAGCAAATAATTGGTATAACTATTTTTATAAGAATAAAGATTACTTACCTACAGTATATCAATTTGCTGAAGATGTGATGGGATATGATAAAAAGAAAATATCTGTATTGCGTAAACTAAAAGATTGGAAAATGATGAAAATCCATAAACCAATTAAGTTATATTATCGTGGATGGAAATTTGATGATGCATCTATCGAAAGATTTAAAGATGGTATCAATGAAGCCTATAAAGAAGGTCTACTAATTAAAGCGGAAGTAGAAGAAAATAAAAAGAATGTCGTTGTAATTACACCAGCTGAAAGAACAAGACGAAAAGTCCTTGAAACTATATGGCATGACTGGGATAGTATTATTGTAGAAGGTTGGTTCGAAGGTGATTATACACAAAAGTTTAGTGCTTATAATAGATTTAAAATGCATGGTCTCAAAGGTAATGCAGTTAATATATTTAAGTCTATGTTAGATGAAGAATATTTAAACATAAAAGAAGCATATGAAAAAACATGTGAGCAGTGTGTAGAAGGGTATTCACATTACTCAAAAGGTGAAAAGAAAAAGATAATGACTCAATTCGAAAAAACATTCGAAGATTTAGAGAAATTAAAATTATCATTTAAATCATCAAGAGCTCCAAGAGCGAGAAAACCAAAGTCATCAGACCAACAAGTATCTAGGTTGAAATATTGCCAAGAGGATATTGATTCCAAACTTGTTTCTATTAATCCAGTACTTATACCAGGTAGCAGAAAACTATTTGTGTATAATACTAAACAGCGTAGGCTAACTGAATACTGTGTGGATTCCACTACTGGGCTACAAGTATCAGGAACAACGATTAAAGGATTTGATGAATCAAGTCGAACAGCGACTTTGAGAAAACCAGAAGATGTGTTACCACTTATACTTTCTAAAACTGAAAAGCAGATAGAAAAAGTGTGGGATGGGATCACAACAAAAATAAATAAACCAACAGGCAGAATTAATGCTGACTGTATATTAGTGAGGGTATTCTAATGGTAACAGTAGGAGATCAATTTCCAGCGTTTACGCTTAAAGGAATTGACGAAAAAAATAACTTCGTAGATGTAAATGTCGACGAAGGGTACACACCTCTAAAGAAAGATTGGAGTGTAGTGTATTTTTATCCAAAAGATTTTACTTTTATCTGTCCAACAGAAATTGCTGGAATGGATAAACTAGTAGAACATGCTAATGTCATAGGCATTAGTGGTGATAATGAGTTCTGCAAACTTGCATGGAAACAAAACAATGAATTAATAGGTAATATTAATCATGTCTTGGCTGCGGATTGTGGACTTGGATTATCTTATAACTTAGGAATCGTAAACGAATCAGAAGGTGTTTGTAATAGAGCAACTTTTATATTTGATAAAGACAGAGTGGTACAACACATATCAGTGAATGCACTTGATACGGGTAGAAACTCTGACGAAATCTTAAGAACTCTTAAAGCGTTACAAGCAGGTGGATTAACCGGCTGTGCTTGGGACGAGGGAGATGAGTTCGTTGGTTGAATCAGAAGTTAAAGAAAAAATAATGACCAAGAAGCGATTCTCTACAGCTGTAGAGGAATTGGTCGCCACAGGGAAGATGGGTTATATTGACGCAGCTTCATATGTGGTAGAGCAAAGAGGTTTGGATTACAAAAGTATGAAAAGATTATTGACTGACTCTCTTAAGGCTAAGATAGAAGCGGAAGCAACTAACTTAAACCTTTTAAAGGGAATTAAGAAAGGAAATAAACTACCAATATGAGTGATCCCTTTGAATCTTATAAATTATATAATGCATTAAAGTTACATTTTGAAACTGATAACTACGATGCTGTAAAGTATAACTTTAAGACTTCAGTAAAACCTCAATCATTCTTTAAAAGAAAAGATAAATACTTTTTTGCAAAGATAGCTAATACATACGATAACTTAATTGATTTCTATGTGGCTAACTTTAAAAATGATGTTAAATATGTCGGTGATATGCTTAATGAAGGTGGTGAACGTTATTATCGTGAGCACAAAAAAGTACAAGAAAGTTTATCATATACTTTTGAAAATGATATAAATAAATTATCAGAGGAGAATAGTTTTGATTCGCTTTTAGAAGCAAATGATAATGAACATCCTTTGTTAATACAGTTATGGATGCAAGATGAAATACAATTGGAAACAGTCGTAATCATCGATTCCATAACTGGGTTTATGGATAGAGAATCCAAGAAGATATCGGAAACAATTATTTGGCCTGATATCTATCGAAAGATTACTAAATATAAACCATTCGTAAAGTTCAATAAAGATCGATGTCTATCGGTTGTAAAAAAGGCCTTTACATCTACATGAAAATGTGGTATAATATAAATTGTTTTGTTATGTATAAAGTGGATAATTCAGAAAATATAGGAGAAATAAAATGTCATTAGACAATCTTAAGAGCATGCGAGGCTCATCAATCGATAAACTCGTAAAGGCAGCGGAAGCTGTGTCCACAACTAAAACAGAATCTAATTCATATGATGATAATAGATTTTGGAAACCTACCAGGGATAAAGCAGGGAATGGATTCGCAGTGATTCGATTCTTACCAGCAAAAGAAGGTGAAGATCTTCCATGGGTAAGATATTGGGATCACGGGTTCAAAGGACCTACTGGTCTATGGTATATAGAAAACTCGTTAACGTCCATTGGACAACAGGACCCTGTTTCAGAAATGAATTCAGTCTTGTGGAATACTGGTAGAGATGAGGATAAAGCAATCGCTAGGGAAAGAAAAAGAAGGTTACACTATGTGTCAAACGTTCTTATTGTATCTGACCCAAGTAATCCAGAGAATGAAGGAAAAGTTTTCCTTTATAAATTTGGTAAAAAGATCTTTGATAAAATCATGGATGTTATGCAACCACAATTTGCCGATGAACAACCAGTAAATCCATACGATTTCTGGGAAGGCGCTGATTTTAAAATTAAAATTAGAAAAGTTGAAGGTTGGGTAAACTATGATAAGTCAGAGTTTGCAAGTGTTTCACAACTACATGGTGGTGATGAAACTAGACTTGAAGAAACGTATGCACAAATACATTCATTAACAGAGTTCACAAACCCTGAGAATTATAAATCATACGATGAGTTAAAGCTCAAACTCAATAGAGTATTAGGCGTAGAGGTAGATGCACCAATTGCAGAAGCTCCAGTAATGGATTCAGTAGAAGCAACTGCACAACCTTTTGCTGATGCTCCTTCTCCAGCTCCAACAGCGGATGCAAAAGAAGAAGATGACACACTTAGTTATTTTGCTAAGTTAGCTCAAGAGTAGTAGTTGGTTGTATAACCGGCGAGGCTAATATAGTGCACTATATTTAGTCGAAAAGT